CTTCTTTTGCTTTGGCCTCGGAGGCCTCAGCACGAAGAAGCTCCAGGTCTGGAGTTTGTTCTTCCATGATGGAAATAGGAGTTGTAGTAGGTACGGCTGAGGCCGTAGACACAGTTTCAACAGAGTCAAAACTGCGACCGATGCCAACCGATTGATCAGCTGGCACGGTCACCAAACTGAGTTCGAACGGCTGGAAAGAGGTGGCCCGATAAGTCATTGGAGTAGTTGACTTATCTTCCTCCATGTCATTAATCTTGTATCCAAAGCTGACGTTTCTAATAATTCCGTCTTTAATTAAATCTTGCATTTCGCGGCCAAGCTCATTGTTAGCAAGTTTTACCTGTGCATAGCCGCGTTTGTTTTTGAGATATGCACGCTGCACAACACCAACAATTCGATCAGCATCATGTTGATAAAGGAGTGGAGCACCGTCATTTAGTCGAGACAAGTCCATCGCTTTTTCTGACATTTCCAACACTTCCATGCCGAAATAACGCTCAACAGGCTCTTCAGAAGCAAACGGAAACTCAATTGTGCGGTCTTCTTTTTCAACGTAATCAGTGCTGTGCGCCCGTGTTAACGGCGTATCTTCAAACATGCGGATTGCAGCAATCTTGGTAAGAGTGCTAAACTTGTGCCCAACTTTTCTATCTGTGGGCTCACCGTCGCGATACAACGTAATTAAAGCTGCAGGGTCTTCTGCCGTGCCGGTAATTGTAAAACTTGAGTCAGGGACATCAATTTTGCCGTCACGCTCAACACGACTAATACGCCCGCGAGCTGAACCGCCACTGCTGCTCCAAGAAACAAAGTCCCCAGTTTTAAGCGCATCAGGCGCAGCGCGTTCAGTCATGTTTTCAATAGTTTCCGTGCTATCGGGATCATAACTAGGTTCTGTGTCTTTTTTAATTGTCTCCAAATCGTTGACGTTAGCCATTAGTCATCCTCCTCATGGATTTCAGGGTGTTCTGTTTGCTCGACAGGTGGATTTTGTGCCTGGCCTGCTTTGTTAACAGCACTAGGATCAGAATCTAAGACAATGCCGAGATCGTCCATAGTTGCAAGCTCATGGGCTCTTTGCCGCATGGTTTCTTCAAAGTCTCCACCATGCAGGGCAACAACTTGAGACAACGTCATAATCCCTGATCGAATCATTGATTTGTAAGCCTCAGCTTCTTTCTGCGGATCTACAAACTGCGCTGCTGGTGCAATCCATTTTGCCTCGTAATAACGATCAGGATCCATGTCAAAGGCAGGCATTTGCAAAACACCTGACAACACGCCCATTTCAATCCAACGCTCATAAATTGGTTGGCACAATTTGTCAATGACGTATTGCTGCAAAGTCCTGTAATGAGCGCGAGTCTCGATCAACTCCAAACGAGAAGAGCTGTAGTTGGATTGAGAAAAATCAGAGCTGACCTGGGTATAGGAGCAACCAACACCAGCAGCCACGGCACGCAACATCTGCGCCACAAATGGCGTAAATGCATCATCTGGACGTTGAGGCGAGAAGAATTGCATGTCTTCTCCTGGCGCAAGACGGCGAATACTGCCAGGAGAAAAGTCCAAAACAGACTCTTCTTGATAAGTGCCATCCTCAAACAGTTCTTGATCAGGGGTACGAACAAAGCCCATCATTGCTGCGCTTGAACGTGCAGCAATAATTTCTGCCTCCTCATAACCGCGCAGGTTGTTTAGCCGCATAATTGCCGAAGCAAATGCAGTTACCCCACGAGTTTGACCAGGGCGGTCAACGGAATACAAATGAATGATTTCGTTGGCAGGGATCCGCGTGCGACGTTTTTTGGCAATCTGGGCGTAACTAAATTGATAATCACCAGGGTGATAATTCAAAAAGTGATAAGCCACTGGGGCTGACCATTCGTCAAGTTCAACGCCCATACGGACGCGATTGCCGTTTGGCTCAAAGCCGGTGTAATCATCATCAAGCAAATCTGCCTCAATAACCTCTAGGCCCAACGGGATGCGGCTATCTCCAAAAGACTGGCGAACAAGGCGAACAAAAACTTCACCCGACTCAATCATGCTGCTGATGCACAGCTGCTGAATTTGCGGCCAAGACAAAGTGCCACCTGCATGGCAATTCTTGGCTTTGCTCCATTTTTTAAATTCGTGCTCAATAATTGGATTCAAGCGTTCATCAAGACGACCACCTCGAATCATTCGCACTTGCGCTTGATGCTTGATGCCTTGACCAACAACATTGTTTTTAACAGCACGCAACGCAGATTTTGCAAAATCTGAATCGCGAACAAGAGCCCGAGCGCGATTTCGCAGAATACGCAGGCTGTTTTTTACTTCTGAATCGGCGCTTGTTCCCTGACTAATCCAATCGGATGTCAGGCGATTCATTTGAGCTCCTGCGTAGTTGCGTCTTACAACTTTGCGTTTTGGCGGGAAAGGCCACATGATTAAACAAACCTCACTTTTGCAAGACCAGGATTGCCCAGACCCTGTCTAATCTTTTCTGCACGGCGCTCAGCATTGACTTCAGCCTGCAAAGAATCGCGCAATTGAAGCAATTCCACCATTTTGTATCTCTTTAAACTTCGTCCCCCAATCGTATATTCCTGAACCATGCCGCCTTGAGACAGCGTTCTAATTGCAGCTTCTACAAAATCAAGATCAATTCTTGCTCGTGATCGGTCGTCAAATGCTCCCGGCTGCCCTGTGTAACTAAGAGTTGCCTTAACGGTGAACTGGCCTCGGCCTGCTGTGTATTGAACGCCACCCAGAGAAGCAATTGCTTGCCACGTCCACAACCCAGCGTCAAAACCTGTGGTCACGCTTGATGGCACGGTGACACGCCAGCCGTCGCTTTCAGCTACGCCGACAATTGTCGACCCTTCGTGGTTTTTGTCTGTCCTGGCATACCACGTCAAGGTGTAGCTTGCGCTGTCAATCTGGGTGCCTATCAAATCGTTAAAAGCAGGTACGTCAAAAATGACCGTGTCACCTGCATTAACAATTTCAGGAACAAGAATGCTCACCAGTTGGTAACGAAGGACTGCTGAGGACGACGCGCACCACGTCGTCGCAATGGCTGATATTCAGATTCTACCTTCCTTTCAGGCTTAGGCTCGGCTTTTATTGCTGCTTTCTTGAACTGTTGAAAAATTGTATGTCGGTTGTATCGAAGATATAAAAAGTTTAATGCTGCATACGAATAAACAAAACAGTCCAAGGCTTCGTTGCGATCGCCAGCCTTTTTCTTCCACTCACGCACCGCAAAACCCTTGACATAACGGACGACCTGACGTTCTGACGTGAGCTGCTTGAAATATTCTTCGCTGGCTTCTGCGTGAAAATGAATGTAGCCCGCACCTTCCTCGTTGTGTTTTAAACGGCCAAACAACGTTGATTTGATCGTATCGACCCCAACAGGGAACACCTCCGCAGAGTTTTTAAGCACTTGGCCGCGATAGTTGATGTCAACTTTGCTTGGTTTGCCAATTGCAGGTTTATTCCGTTGCGACTGACCTTTTAATGCAAAAACGTTGCGCTTCATTCGCTCACGGCAAAACGCATAAACCTCGCTGGTGAAGTGACCGCCGCTATCAATACCAACAGCAGAAAGCTTGACCTCGTCTCCGTTGTTGCGCTTGTACTTTCTAAAAATTACGTCGTCAACTTGCTCCCACAGCTTTGGCCCTGCAGGGTCGCCATAGATCTCATCGTGTGAAATTAACCAACACTCTTCCCCCTCGGCATACGCATAAATTCCCACGGCAACGCGATTGTCCTGCACGTCAATCCCAGCTGTGACAATGCTTGCCTTGTCTGGAATCTCACTGGCAGGATAAAACTCAGCACGCTCACGCAAACCTTCTGCCCCAAGCCTTGCCCCTACCTCCTCCTCCCACGTTTCGCCCAGCACCGTATTGACAAACGTCTTTAACAACGGAGCGTCGTTTTTCGCACGTAAAAACTCGGTGACAATTTCCTCCCAGCTTTTCCAACCCAACGGCGAATACAAACTGGACAGATGAAATCCTGCTGTTCTTTTGTCCTCTGACGTGGCGGTGGCTCTCCACTCGCCCTTGCGGAGCATTTCGCTTTTGTAATGCTCCTCAATGTGCGTCCCACAAGACTCGCAAACATAAGCAGCTGTTCTTGGGTCGCCGTCACGCCACTGGATGTTTTTCCACTGCAGATGCTGCATGTGCCCGCAATGCACGCAGGGAACAAAATACCGACGCTGATCAGATGCCAAATATTCTGTCTCGATCCTGCTCA